AACTGAGCTTCAGCTTTAGCGGCTGGCGTATTGATGTTAGACACCATTCTATAGCGGCGTTGTAATTCTTGGCTTGAAGGTGTTGGTGTTGCTAAGGCGTTAGTAGGCGCGGCCGCAGGCGTTGGCGCAGGTGTTAATGCGTTAGCGGGCGCTGGAGCAGGCGTCGGTGCAGGCGCGGCTGTAGGTGTTGGAGCAGGCGCGGGTGCTGGTGCTAATGCGTTAGTTGGGGCGTTTTCAGTTTGTCTTAAGTATTGATTAAACTGATCTTGATTGTCTAATCGTTCTAAGATAGATACGGCTGTTTTTACAAATTCAGGCCGACCCGTCTTAAACATCGCTTGCGCGGCGGCTCTTAAATCAGTCGGTCCACCTTTAGACGCAATAGTTGATTGAATCTGCGCCAACGCCTCACGCTCTTTAATTATTTCTTCCATCTTAAGCGCGTTAAACTGCGCAGCAGACGCCTTGCTGTATTGGTCCAACGGGTCTTGCAGTTGGACGCCCTTGTACGACAAGGCGATGTTCGGGTCAACGAGGGCCATGATTAGCCTCCATAGTAGGTGTATCCACCTTCACCATAACTTGTTATAGGCGCAGCAGCGGTAGGCGTTTGAGGGCGCAAGGCGTTCAAAAAGTTCTGGCCCTGCTGATAATTCAAATACGTACCAAGACCTTGTGACAATGCGTTCGCGCCACCTACGTACCCCGACGCCCGCGCTTGGGCAGCAGCGCCCAGCGCTTGACCGACGTTGCCTGCCATCGTCTGCCCTGCTTGACCTAGTTGGTTGGTCGCCGTCTGACCTACGCCTGCAAGCGATTGAAGCGGGTTAAGACGAGCGTTACGTTCAGCCTGGTAGCGGTTAAACGCGTTCATATACTCTTGCGACGCTAGACCTTGACCGTACTGTTGCGCGCCTTTTAACATGCCACCTGACAACAAGCCACCTCGCGCGGCTGCCGAGCGTTCTAAGGCTTTCATGCCTTCTTGCATACGGAACGCATAGCCTGGGTCTTGCTGAAACTGTTCCATCCCAAAGGGTGTGTACTCAGTCGCAAGCGGCGTCAGTTTGTTAAGCGCGGTAATACCTGCTTGGCGCCAAGGCTCTTGCAGTTCAACTTGTCGCTCAAACTGTTGCATCTGCAAGTCTGCGGCGCGGTTAGCCGCGTCAGCTTGCGTGCTAGCGGCTTTTTTAGAAGCGCTTGACCCTATTAAAGAACTCCCGACAACTGCGGCTGCAATCATCCAAGGCATGTCAACTCTCCTTCAGGCACTGAGCCATTTGCTGCGCTTGGGTTTCGTCGCCAGACGAGATCAATACGCCATCAATTTCATCTTCGTCTGTGCAATCGGTCGCGTGGACGCAGTACCAAACAACATCTGTCAATGATTTTACGCCGTGGTGCTTATTAGCTTCAATAGTTAAACAAGCAGGCGCATGTACTTCAGAACGGACGCCATCAACCATAAGTTCGATTGATCCGCTTGCCAGTATCGACAAATGATCAAACTTATGTTTATGCTGCACGAGCACATACCCTGCGGGTATGCGTGTCTCTTTAGCGTAAACGCCTGCGCCGAAGTGATGATGAATCATGTGATCTCACGCCCGCTCATGCGCAGGTTAACGCCGGTGGCGTTGCTGGCAATCGCCGACACGTAATCACCTGGGTTAAGAATTTGTCCTACAACCTCAGGCCAAATATACGTTTCGTAGGGTGCTAACGTTTGTTTACCAATATAGTACGCGTTGCCTACGGAACCACCAGACGCCACAATACTGATCGTAATAACGCGCGCTACAGAATCGTAGTTAGCAGTCGTTAACTTATCAATAATTGTCGTCACAGACAATGGTGCGGTGTAAACCGTTGTGTCTGCGTTCGGAATAATTTGGCCTTCAGCCAGTGTTTTTGCAGTTACAGTCATTTTTTAAACTCCTATATGTTTAGTTCCACGCAGGAATATAGTAAGTTCCTGAACCTACTGAGTTTGGACCTGTACCAACATACATGATACGCGCGCCTAATAAGATCATAGGGTCTGTGTTTGTGTCAGACGCATTTGTGCCTAGCCGCGTAATTTGTAAGAAAATGTTATCGTATTTAGTAAAACTTAGCGCAGACCCCCCAAAAGTAAACGTGTAGGTTGTTGGGGTGTACTGAGCGCCCGCAGCTAACGTTTGAGTCTCAGTTTTTTCGGGCGTTACAACAATAGCTGAAGAAGTACCTGTTGATAAATTTACAGTAAGAACGTAATTTCCAGCACTTGTTCCATTAGACCCAACTAAAACTTCAATACTTTGAATACTTCCGTTGTTTAACCAATAGGGTGAAGGTATGATACAACTTGCTTTTTGATCTGCGGAAGCGCTGTAGGCTGGACCATTCCATTGCAAACCAAAAGCAACAATAGACATCCCTGAGTCCGCAACAAAATCACCCGCTTTTACGCTGATTTTGTCACGAAGCGCCCATTTATGAGACAGGTAGCGATCCCCCGTGACGTAATCTATTAGATCGCCGTCCCACGTAGATGACCCAGCTAATTGAGCAATACCCCCGCCTTCGCTGTTGTAGTCAAGAAGCATGGTGCCAATCACACCGTTATCTTGTTTGATGGGTCCAACACAATAGTTGATAAGCGTATGGTTAGAAGGTTGAAAGCCAACATTTAAAATTTTCATCGAGCAACCTGAGCCGCCCGCCTGCACAACACCATGAACAGATTGAAATTGAGCGTTATCTGTAGCGGCAATTTGAACTAAAGCGCCGTTGTACACCAATCCAGATACGTTTCCAATAAACTGCTGCGTACTTGGTACAGTCCCAATCGCGCCGTTTCCATCTAAAAGTAAACCATTCGCTGGTTGGCATGGAGCGGCTACACCCCATATAAATTCTAGCGATTCAATATTATTTTTCATAGAAAAATTAGATACTGAACCTGACGTAGAATCAACAATGACGCCCGCGTATTGAACGTTACGAACTTTTCCGTTGAATGTGGCGTATTTCGTATTGTCAAGCCAAACAGCACACGCGGCCAAGGTTGCGCCGTCCCATTCAATATTCACTGCACCCCCACCCCAAACGCAGTCGCCTACGTTTGCGGGTTGAATACGGTACATTGTTTCATTAGCGACGCCGCCCCAAACAATAATTGGCTTTGCGGCAGCTAAACCACTGCCGTTCGTGTTTGATGATATGTCTGTTCGGACTAAGCCATTAAGTAAAACACCCGTGTTGGCGGTCAAACGTGAGGTAATTAAATATCTACCCATGTCAAATATAACTTCGCCGCCGCCACGAGTTGATACTTGATTGATAGCCGATTGAATAGCAACAGTGTCATCAGCGACACCGTTCCCAACAGCCCCGAAGTCTTTGACATTAACAATTTCTCTATTTTTACTTTGCACCGTACGCGCTACAGCGTTTGCGCCCGCTTGTAAAAAACCAACTAAAGAAGACCCTGAAGACGCTGCAACGCTATTGATGTAGTTTGTAAGATTTGTCTGCACCGCGTTAGCTAGACCTTGGGCAGACGTAATGTTATCGACCGTCCAGATCGATACATCGTTGCTGTCCTTAAGAACAAATTTGTACGCTGACGTACCTAACCAAACGTTCGCTTCACCACGGACGTCTAAGATAATCGGGTTGGTGTTAGACGTCGCGCCTGTCGAATCAGTGTAGGTTGCTAGCGGTGTGGTTGTGCCAGCTTGATAGGAGTACAGTTTGCCGCCTACCAGCAATTCCCCGCTCGATGAAAAGAACTGAAGTTTTGGGCTAGGTGATAAATCAGTTGGCATGATATTCCTTAAAGTGCGGCAATGATAAAGGCTAACAACTCGCTGTATCGCACACCTAAACGCGTTTGTGAAGAACCGTCTGAGGTAGTCCATGTATCACTGCAAAACAAACCGTATTTTGACGCATCTAATCCTTCTGCGGCAAATGCTTCTTGAACTTCTTGCGCGATAACACCAAAATGAATCCGCGCCTCATCACCTTTGGCCTCAACAGCGTCGTTCCACTTAAACGCCCGTATGAGTTTTTTGACTCGTTGGGCTGTGCGCTGCTCGGCGTCTGACAAATCTCTGATCTGCTGCTTTTGATTTGCGTCTGACGTATTGATCGTACCTGTGGTTGCGTAGACCACGGTGTATCTAAACGACGCAGTACCTAGCGCGCGGACGTTATCTACAGTAGGACGCCAAGTGTTGTTGTCACCCGCAAAAATAACAGTACCTGGGTAAGACCCATACGCAAGCAATACGCCGTTAGGCCCACCTAAAACCGCATAAGAAGTGTCTTCATAAAAATAAGTGTTAGATGTTTTGTAAGTAGCACCAACAAACGCGTTACTAGTGCTTGAAAACGTCTTAACGCCGGAGATGGTTTGGGTGTCGGTGGTTGTGACAATACCCGCGCCTGTAAGTGATGTTGCGCCTGTTCCACCGTTAGCTGCGGCGAGTGTGCCGCCAAGCGTTAAGGTTCCTGATGAGATAATTGGGCCGCCTGTTAGTGTTAGCCCTGTCGTACCGCCGCTACCACTAACACTAGTTACCGTACCATTGTTAGTGGCGTTAATTGTAATAGAACCTGAACCATTAGAAATACTAACGCCGGTACCAGCCGTTAAAGTAGTACGAGTAAAACCGCTTCCATTACCAATATCAATTTGCCCGTTGCTTGGCGTACTAGTTAAACCTGTTCCACCATTAGCAACAGCAAGCGTGCCGCCAAGCGTTAACGTCCCTGATGTAGTGATCGGACCGCCGGTAAGCGTTAACCCTGTAGTACCACCACTACCACTGACGCTAGTTACCGTACCGCTGCCGCCCGTTGCAGAGATGGTTATACCACCCGAACTGTTGCTAATCGATATGTTTGTGCCTGCGGTTAGGTTGGCAACGCTGTAGCCTGAACCGTTACCGATAAGTAACTGACCGTTAGACGGCGTGGATGTAACGCCCGTACCGCCGTATCCAACACCTATGGTTGACCCGTTCCACGTACCTGCGGCGACGACACCTGACAAGTCAAGGTTTTGTGAGTAAACAGTTGTCCAGCGTTGGCTTAAGGTGCCGCTGCTGTAAGACGCTGTAGTAGATGGGCGAAAAGATGTGGCGTCGCCTACGTAGCGGCTTGTGCCTGGGTACGTACCGCCACTAGCCAACACAACACCATTAACCCCACCGATAACCGCGTAAGATGTGTTTTCACCAAAATAGGCGTTTGTGGTTGCGTAAGTGGTGCCTGCATAAGTGTTTGAAAAACTAGTAAAGTTTTTCTGACCACTAATAGTTTGAGTGTCGGTTGTCGTAACAATACCCGCGCCTGTAAGCGACGACGACCCCGTACCACCATTAGCAACGTTTAATATACCCCCAAGCGTAATCGTGCCAGACGACGTAATAGGACCGCCAGACGTCGTTAATCCTGTCGTACCACCTGAAACATCAACTGAACTTACGCCTGTGGACCCCGACGCGCTTATCGTGATTGATCCTGCGCCGTTCGATATAGAGATGTTAGAGCCAGCAGTCAATGTGGCTAATGAATAGCTAGAACCATTACCGATCAACAGTTGACCGTTAGATGGCGTTGATGTGACGCCTGTGCCACCATAGCCAACTGTTATGGTTGAGCCATTCCATGTGCCTGCGGCGACAACGCCTGACAAGTCAAGGTTTTGCGAGTAAACCGTCGTCCAACGCTGTGTCAGCGTACCCGAACTGTAAGAGGCTGTTGTTGAAGGTCTAAACGACGTAGCGTCGCCTACATACCGGCTTGTGCCAGGATAAGTAGCACCGCTGGCTAGTACGACACCATTAGCGCCGCCTACAACGGCATACGCGCCGCTCTCACCTAAGTAAGCGTTAGAACCTGTACCGCCATCTGACGTGGCGTAGGTGGTGCCAAGAAACTGATTGGTGTAGCTTGTAAAAGTTTTAGCGCCTGAAATAGTTTGAGCGCCGGTCTTGGTTACGATGCCAGCGCCATCTAGCGTTGTTGACCCCGTACCGCCGTTAGCTACAGCAAGCGTACCCGACATCGTGATGGTGCCGGAAGACGTGATAGGCCCACCTGTAAACGTCATGCCTGTCGTACCGCCAGACACATCAACGCTAGTCACAGTGCCGCTAGACGTTGATCCTGGTGGGATAACTGGCGGGGCTAAATCGGCGTAATTAGTTAAAAATATCTGCATAGCCGCAGGCAGTAACGCTTGGCTGTCGTCGGCAGACGGCACAACAAAAGGCGGCGAAACTGCTTGGCTATCATCAAACGATTGTTGAGCAAACGGTGGTAGCAACGCTTGATTGTCTGCCACTGACATAGGTGTGACGGCAGGCGGCGCTAGATCAGTAGCGCTACCCGCTACTAATATGTTGATGTTTTGCGCGGGCGGTCCAACTTGAAGATCGTCAAGACTTGTCTGGTTGTTGCCCTGCCCCACCAACGTAAACAGATTCAAAAAGAACCGATACCATTCGCGTGAGATAAGACCCGTCTTTTCGTCAATAATATTGACGCGGGGCGCGGGTATGTTAGTGATGTTAAGCATTGGTCGGCGTTATGAGGAGTTCCGCGCCCATAATCGCTGTCTTTACAGGGTCGGTCATTGATAATTCATAGACCCTATCGCGCAACTTCATGGTCATCCCTAGACGCCTAAACCAAACGCGGTGGCCGTATTCACCAATCTTACCAACCGAGGATGTACGGTAGTTAGACCATGTGTGACCACCATCGTCAGACCAACGCAGCATAACCTCAGGGTCGCTACCTTGGCCTGTGGATAGCCCAACGCCAGACTCAATGTCGATCTGCATCGAATACTGCGCGGTGCGTTTGAGATTGTTTTGTCCGGTCGGCAGCGGTCGCCATGATCGCAGCCACTTTTGTATTTGTCCGTTGTCAGCGTAGGTGTCAAGGTCAAACGCGTAAATGTTGCCGTTTTGATAGTCGCCCACAATAATTTTATTGTTGAACGCCATCTGGCAATTGCTGCGGTGCCGCGTAAATGACCCGTTATTCCACCCAGCGCGCTCATGCCATGCGCCTGTCGCAACGTCATAGACCCAGGTTGTATTGGCGCTGGGGAAGATAAGCACGTAAAAGCTGTGGCCGTCTTGCTGATAGGTGTACGCTAGCGCGTCAGTAAGATTGCCGTACTGTTGAATTTGCCACTCAACCGCGTGGGTACTGATGCGTTGGCCGGTGTAACCGTTAGCGCGGTAGACAATACCTTGGCCTCTGGCGTCAGCGCCCAACCAAAACAGACCGTTATCCATCTTAGCGATGGTGTACGCTGAGATACAGCCAATCTCATTAAACGCGCCTTGGATGCGCTGTAACGGGAAATCAGGCGTACCAGCGTCGTACCAAACTTCAACGGTACTTGTGCCGTACACCCAAACTTCACGATGATCAACAATAAGGCCCACCACACCGTCAGGCGATCCTTCAGCGCTTGCAAAGTCAAGCGGATCAATAGACGTGCCATCAAGCAGTTGCGTAACCCAAATACGTTGGCTGTTAGGCTCATTAAAAACAAAGTAGCCGTCAATATAGCCAACCGTTACCGCACCAGGAAAATCAGGGTCTATGATCTGACCAAAGTCGCCGGTGTCAACGTTGTAGATGTAACTAGGACCGTTGCAGGCAATGAATAGTTGTATACCGTTGTCAGCCATGCTGACAGGGCCAGTGCCAGGAATAGAGCCAATAAGCGTAGCGGCGTAGCTGGTGTTGATTCGGTACAGTTCGTTACCGGATACAACAAACGCGGTACTGTTATCAGACGAAAACGTCCATAACCCTCTAACAGGACCGCTGCCGATCGTAGCAAGGTTTAGTAGACCAGGGCAGCGCTGAAGAAACGCAGGTTCTTTGCCGCCTTCCGGCACTACCTCTGGAAATAAATTGACCATCCTCGCATCGGCTGCGTTGACGGAACGGGCAACGTAAGTCGAGCCAAGGATCGGCGTTTTCATTAGAAGTTATTGGCGTAAATGTTGTACCGTTGACGCGTCGCAACAATCGGATAAGGTATCGCCATAAGGTCGCCAGGAAAGTTAACGCGCTTGATGTTGCGCTTACTTGACATGGCAATACGCTGTACCTGCGGCGAAGGTTCTACACCAAACTCAGGCGCTAACTCGCACGCTAGGTTGTAGCGAAACGCGCGTAAATAGCCTGGTGGAAAGTACAGGTCTGTAGCGACGCTTGACACTTCATTGAGTGTTTCTACCGAAATAATGTGCCACTCTAAGGCTTTAATAGGCACAGGGTAAATGGTCATCTCAATATCAGGAAAGGTATTGTTGACCCATAAAACCTGCGGATAGGTGGACGTAACCGTTTTG